TTCTACAGAGTTTTCTAGTAGTGTTTTTCCCGCAGCTACAAAGGCAGTAAACCCCCCTAAAAGCAATCCTCCCAACGCGATCCATTCCCCAATCACCATAAATCACCATAAATTACCATAAATTACCATAAATTAATTTTAGGAAATCAGGACAATAAAAAACGGGGTTTTACTCCCGTATTCCCAAGTTGAGTTAAAATGATTTCCTGGTTTTCGATTGTCCTGATTCGCCCTATGCTTATGCCGTCACTGGGGGTGTAGTTTGAGAGCCTTTAACTGCTACTTGACCAGATGCGGGATCGATTTGACGAATTGCAACGCCTTCGGTCACTCCTAGACTGTACAGAGACTTAATTCCTAAGTTTAGTGCTGCCTCAGCGATCACGCTTACCCGTCCTGCGTGTTGAGTGTACTGAACAAATCCTGCGTTTCTGATAGCTTCAGAATTAGCGAGCAAGCTAGTCAAAAGAATTGACGGGGCATCCCCAAAATTTTTGATATTTGCAAGAGCGACGCTTCCAACGATATCGTCTTGTACGATTGGCATAATTTTAATATTTGTTGATTGGTACAGAATTATCTTAGCTTAATTTATTTGCTTTTAAAGCTTCCAATTTATCCGCATCCAAAGCATCTAAAGTTTTAGCCGCTTCCAGATAAGTAGCCATCGCTTTTTTGAAATCTTTTTGAGGATCTCCTGTGACATCTCCCGTTAAAAAGTTTAAAGCATTAGCTAATAGCGCCTCTCGAACGATTGCCATTCTTTGATCTGATTGCAGTTTTTGCAGTTGAACAAGCAGAGTAGTAGTCTGTTCATTTTGAACAGTAAGAGTTTGTTGGTAAAGTTCTAGCTCTTGAGCTTTAAGCTTTAATTCCTCTCTTCTTTCCTTGATAGTAGGTCTTTGTGTAGTCACGATTACTCCCCCTCATTACCTAATTTTTCAAAAACTTTTACTTGCTGGGCGGTGTTTCTAAGGAACACTACCCAATCCTCCCCAACTGGAAATATGCTATCAATTAAATACAGCTTACCTTCATCGTCTTTAAGGTAAATCTTGTATGGTGTTTTTGCCCTCAATACTGAATCTAGTGACATAACCCCTCCAGTGTTTTGAGTATTGTTTCTTCACTTTCTACCAACGACCCGCGCATGATTTTAGAAAATGGTTTAAGAGTTTTTTGGACAAAACTATCGGCATTAGGAGAATTATAGATTATCTCCATCCTTGCTAAAAGCACCTGATAAAAGCCTAATTGTTCCTGAGTGTAGTCGAGGGGAAAACAGGACTTATCCGATATTCTGATACTTTCCTGCCCCGTGTAGTCAACCACGGTTATATGTTCAGCCCCTACCACTGTCACGATTGCCCATGATCCGTTTTTACTGGGAACGTCGGTTATCTTGACCACATCTCCCTCTTGGTACTGATAGTTTTCGGCGGGTTTGATGGCTGATATAACCAGTCGACTAACTACTGATGCGGTGGGGGAATCGTCAGTATCAGCCAGTGCTAAACCCCATACTTTTGCCATTTTGTCCTTTACTTTTTTGAGCTTTGCCAATGGTCTGCACAAGGAAGCGTTCTGGGGCAATTTTTTACCATCAAATCCTGAATCTTGAAGAATATCAATTACTTCCGAGGCTTTGATATATTCACGGATTACCTGATAGCAAATCCGATATTTAGAGTTATTGGCTTGACAAAAAGCCTGAAAACTTAGGTACTGCTCCTTGTAGAGCTCCTCATCTCGGATGATTTTAAATGCCAGCCCGATCTCATAAAAGCCTAAACTAATAGCCTCTAAATGGGTTTCTATTTTGGACTCCAAAGCCCGCAATCGGGCAATTTTTTCTAATCCTTCTCGCGTGGCATTAGTTGGTACGGTAGCAATCATGGTGTTTTTCCTGCAATAGAAAGAATATCTTGAACTAAGGAATCTCTGTCGACTAAAGTGATTTTTAGGGCAGATTCAAGCAAAGGAACATGATGAAGCCCAATCGTTCGGTAGCCAGTTTCTATCTGCCAGATCCATTCCGTAGCAGTGTTTATCATCTTGGATAGCTCAGTAGATGATAAGCCTAGCTTTTCACGCTCGGATCTGATTTTTGCCCCTAATCCTGATATTCTTATTTGATATGCTAGGGGTACATTTTTGTCCTTTCGAGATGTGGGAACTCGTGCTTGGTAGGATAGAGATGTTGCCATGATGGATTTAGTGATTGATGCTCTAATTGTAGCAATTTATCTAAGTTAATGTACTACCTTTATAAAAAAATTTATGGCTTTATCTACTTTTGCCTCTTTAAGAAATAAATACTCTACTTCTGATATAACGATAACGGTGGGAAGTGGTGGATCTACAACTTCGGCTTACAGCCTAGGCTTAAGGGTTTTTGGGGTGTCACGAGCGGGCAAAAATATTAATAGCGACAGGATAGCGGTGTCTGTATCAGCAGGACAGCAAGTCACCATTACGTTAAATAGTACGTTAAGAGCAAGTGGCGAGGATATATACAGAATAGGAATAGCAGGAGAAACGACAGGAAATGATGCAGATAGCTATATTTTGGCTGAATTTGAAGCAAAACAGATAAATCAGCAATCAGACATTGTTTTTTCTCCCATTGTACTTTCTAGAGATCAACATTTTGCCCTCAATGGTGCGGTGGCAAATTATGCAAGTTTACCCTCTAATCCAATTAATGGTACAGCTAGATTTGTAACGGGAGAAAACAAATACTACCTATACAGATTGGGGGCTTGGGTAGAAGTAAATGGGTTAAGCACTTATACCGTACTAACTACTGAGAAAAGAACGGCAGGCAAATTATACGGCGGCTGTGATCTCCCTATAATATCGTTAGATACAGGGGAATTTATCCCTATTCCTGCGTATGATGCCACGATAGGAGGAAATAGCTACGCGCTAAAACTTTGGCTCTTAAACGGAACTGAGGAAGTAGGTGGTGCGGTAATTCCAGTAGGAAATTTTATAGATTTAGAGTTGCTGCTAAATGGCACTGCTGGGGACGCTGCGGTACTGTCAGGAAGAGTAACAGTAACAGCATTAGGAAAAATCCGTAAGTTGACAGGAATTTCTACAAATACCAATATCACAAGTACGTCAGCCATTTGGGAATACAATAACAGCAACCTATTTGTAGTTCCAGAAAATATTGATGCGGGTTATGCGCTTGCCTTTTCTGTTGTTTTTAATTTTACAGAGTTATCAAATGGGGATAATCTCAGTTTCAGAATTTACGACAAAGGCTTATTTGCAATACCTGAATCAGCATTAGGGATAATTTTTGGAAATGGCATCTTCCCCGTTGCTCCTTATTGTCGAATCGTTCCTAGCCTATCAGGAATCCGTCGATTAGCCGGAGAAGGATTGATTGAAAGAAACAGATTTGAAACTAGAAGCTCTTACGATACGGAATTGGGGCTTATAACTGACAACACCGCGCAAAAAGTAGTTATTAGTGGTGTTTTAGTCGGGCAAGTTAGAGTTAGGGCAGGAGGGGAAGCCCTACTAAGCACTGAGGCGGTAAGAGCCATAATCTCTACAGAGCCTGGTATTGCACCTGCTTCTAATTGGTCTGCTCCTGTCAGTTTATTAGCAGGACAACAAATATCAGTAGTTGTTAGCTACCCTTGCAATAATCTAGGGATAGGCACAATTAGATCGGACTATCCTGATGTAATCGCGGGTAATTCTGCGGGTGATTTTACCCCAGTTCGGTTAAGGGTAGAAGTCAGAAGATCAGGAACTATATATCAGCAAAGCAATGTCACAATAATTCCTAATACTACTCAAACTTTTATAATTAGCTCTCTTGGAACTGCGGGAAGTTCCCCATCTACAAATAGCAGGCTATCATTTAATCTTTGGGGATATTCAGGGATATCAGCCAGTGCGATCGCGGGGACTTCTAGCCTATCGGCAGGTAGTTATGAGGTTAGAGTTTATTACGAATATCCATCGCCTAATCGCGTTGTTACGGAAATAACTCACTCTGTTTTAAACGGCTGCATTTCTGAACTATTGGGCAATTATTCAGATGTGATCAATACTGCTTTTTATTCGGGATTAGTTTCTAGTGGAGACACAACTAGAAACTATTTGATCAATAAATTTGTGGCTGGATCTGGGATTACGCTAGAGCGGTTATTCGTAGGAGGAAACGAACAAGTTAGGGTATCATCAATAGCAGGAACTGGAAATGTTTCTAGTGTCGGGCTGTCTTTACCTAATATTTTTAGTGTAAGCAATTCTCCTGTAACGGGATCTGGAATTATAACCGCAACTCTTGCCAATCAATCGGCTAATTCTTTCTTGGCTGCTCCTAGCGGAGCAACAGGAATTCCTAGCTTTAGAGCCATAAATGCTGTTGATATTCCTAGCTTGCCTGCCTCTAAAATTGCTACTGGGGTTTTTTCTATCAGCAGGTTAGCAACTGGAACACCCGACGGAACTAAATTTATTAGGGATGATGGGGTTTTAGCAGTTCCGTCAGGGGCTGGGGGCGGTGGTGGTGGACACCTAATAACGGAGTCGGGAGTTGCTTTTACCCAAAGAAGCAAGCTAGATTTTCGTGGCGTGGCGGTGGATGTTCGAGATGATGTTGCTACAGATACCACGATTATTGATATTTCCCAAGTGGCAGGAAGCGCGGCAACAATAGCAATCGGAACAATAACTACAGGGGCTTTAGGGAGTGCTGTAACTGTTACCAATACTGGCACGTCTTCTAATGCCGTTTTCGCTTTTTCACTTCCTAGCGGTGCTACGGGGGCTGTTGAGAATGTCAATTTTCCTTCTCAGTTTACAAAAACAACAACTAGCGGTGTTATTTCTGCTAGTTGGTCGTCACAATCAGCTAATTTGTTCTTAGCATCTCCTAGCGGTGCAACGGGAGTGCCTGATTTTAGGATTATCTCATCAGCAGATATTCCTAGTTTGCCTGCCTCTAAGATTACTTCGGGAGTGTTTTCGATTGCAAGGCTTGCCAGTGGAACGCCCGACGGGACTAAATTTATTAGGGATGATGGATTTTTAGCATCTTTTATTGTTGAGTTTCCCGTTGTTTTTGCGGCTCCCACGGTGGGAACTTATACGCTATTACTTTCTACGATTAAAGCAAAAACTTTAAACGCTATCAGGGTAAAAACCGATAGTGGTACTGCAACTTTTAACCTTAAAATAAATTCTACTAATATAACAGGTGTTAGCTCTATTACTGCTACTACCTCAAAAACAGCCTATAATGCAACGGCTGCTAATGTAATGGTAGTTGACGATGATCTTAAAATAGAGATTACATCTGTATCTAGTGCCATCAATCTTAGTCTTCTTTTGATTTTTTCATGAGTACAATACTTCCCTTGTTATTTTTCTCTAGCAGTGCACCACCGCCCCCGCCCCCGCCCCCGCCTTCTGATCCTTTTTGGAATGATGTGGTGCTTTTAATGCCTTTAAATTCTTCGGCAGGATATTCTTGCCTTAAAGGTCGAACTACTTCAACTGGAACAACGCTAAACATTCAAACAGTAGGAGGGTTTGAATGCTCTAACACATGGGGGTTTGTATCTGATAATTCGTTGTTTGATTTAGGAACTAGCGATTTTACTATTGAATGTTATGCTAGATTTTCGGCACTTAGCACTCGTAGCGTTGTGTTTCAAATGAATGATGGTCCATCAGGATCAGATCCGTATTTTCGATTTTTTATGTTCACCAATGATCGGTTTTTCCTTGATTTTTCGCAATCAGGAAATGGGTACGGGTTTGTCGGAACAGATCCCGCTTTTACCTTTTCAATTAATACTTGGTATCATATCGCTGCGACTAGGCAAGGGAGTAATTGGAGCATTTGGGTTGACGGAATACAAAGGGGGACAACTACAGACAGCAGAAGTATTAATTCAGTTGGACTAATAAGGATACTGCATGGTGATGTACCAGATAGCCCAGCATCTGATCCCGTGTTTCCTTTTGATGGATATATTCACAGTATTAGGCTTACTAGAAGCTGTCGCTATACTGCAAGTTTTACCCCTCCTAGCATTCCTTTACCTAGTAGCTAGAAATAGAATAATTAATTAAAATAGCAACTCATGCTGTGAATTGTCGCATCCTGAACCGATGGTATGGAGGATATGCTTTTAACAGGAAATCTTTTAATTTTAGAGCCATTTGGAATTGTTGCATTTCCATCCTCTATGATGATACTGTAGGTTTTAACGTCTAGCTTTATATTGGTTTGCTTTAAGGTTTCTCCGTCTTGTTCCGACCAAGCAACTCGGCTTATTTTGTCGTTTTCTAAAATATCTTCTGCGTTAAAAAGAGGAGTAAGTCTAAAAGTTGAATAATTAATAATAGGTCCAGTATTTATTTCTTGTCGTTGAGGCATGTCAAGATAAAAGCCTGTTACAGCCCTAAAATCTTGATTGGTTGTAGTTAGTGGATACTTAAATCCATCTTTATAGTAAAAGCTTTCCTCTAAAAGGCTAGGAGGTATTGTAAAAAAGACAGTTTGTGTAAATGAGCCTATTGAGTCAGCATACCATTCATAGTCTATTTTGTGAATAATTGCACTATTGTCTAATCCTCTTTGCTTAATTGCTTCTCCGTGTCCACTGTAAACCCAATACCTGTCAGTAAAAAAAGGAGCCTCTACTGCAAAAATAGTTTTTCTTATATCAACATCAAAAGTTACTCCCATCATTTGCATATTTCCAGAAGCAGATACTTTTTTGACTGAAGATACAAATTCGTCTTCTAGTATTTCGCTGCTGTCGTAGGATCGCCTGTAATCAATAGAAGTTAGATCGTAAGGAATTGGTAGCCTTTCAATTCCCGACGGGCTAACTATTACATAGTTAAATGTCCCTGTTGAGATTGTACTTTTAGGAATAAAAGAATATTCTGTAAAAGCAGTGGCAAAAAAAGCACTAGAACGTAATCGCGCTTCCTCTTCAGTGTAAATGAGCTTAGAGCCATAAATGCCAATAGAGCCCCTAGTGGCGGTAGTTTTTGCGCTAAAGAAAAAACCAAATTCAATATCATAAACGGTTTGGACAAGATTTAATGTCCGTAATAACTCAGCAGAAAAAGCTTGGTTTTTAGATCCTGTTAGGTCAAATTCCGCTAGATAGTCTGAAATAACAAAATTTGTCCCCTCAATAGACAGTCCTCCAGCCATGATTGAGCCATGAAAATTTGGGCAAAACACATTTAACAAAGCAGTTATTTCTGGTGGGGATAAAAATTCAATTTCATCCCAATACAAAGGGAAAAATGCTGTATCGGCACTAAGTGAAGGAACATAAAGATTAGATATAAATATGCTTGATTCGGCGGAAAAGTCAACATTAGGAACATCGTATATTGTATCTAGATAGCCAAAACTAGAAGAGGTTCCTATTTGTGGGTATAAACCTAACCGCACAACATTCCGATCAAAAAGAGGAATGTAATCGTATAGCCATAATTCTGCGAGGCTGGTCGTGGTTAGTCCCTGAAAAGCTTCAGTATTCAGCCATGGACGGGATGGTGTTAACAGTGGTGAATTTACCGCTAGGTCATCTGTGCTACCACTTCGGCTTAATTCTAATAAATATTCCCTATAATTTTCTCCTGTCTTGAGATCGGCTTGATCGTTGAAAAAATACCAGATATAAGGATCTCTTGGAGCAAAAAACCCATTTCCGACAGGATCACAGCCATTAGCTCCAACGTGAATTGTTGGGGCTAAATTTGGGCGTAAAATAACAGATGCTTCCAAGATATCTGAATTGGTAAACGTCTGCCCATCAGGAGCGGTAATGACAAGATCGGGGCTTGAATACTGAATCATTACAATCCAATCGTTAGGCTTGTTCCCAGTGCTGTTTATCGCGGCTGATATTATCTTGGTTCTACTAAAAAGAATATTTCCGGTTTCATCTAAAACGTTAATTTTTGTCAATTCCCCTATTTTAATAGGAACATTGCGATCTCCCCCTATATAAAACTCAAACTTATTGTCTGATTCAATGCTAAATAAAACTTTAATAGGATAGATTTCAGGAGTAGCTTGTCTTGGTCTTCTGTTAATAACTTGAGTTGATACGGTTTTAGTCTCTCCCTGAGAAGAAAAGGCAAACCATCCTGATTGAGTTTTGCTAATCAGTACGGTTGTCGAGTTTAGATCATTTCCTGCCTTAGCTGATATAGTTTTGCCGTTAGGGAGCCTAACTGATACCATTTCCCCTGCTTTAGCCAATCGGTTTATTCTGCCAATCTTCATAAAAATAACCCTTTGTGAGGGCTAGTAATTTCCATCAATTAGGAGAAACAATGCGAGTTGCTCACTTTGATTCTACCACTACCGATCCTTTCCAAGGATAAAATGGCTTGGCTGACTCAAATAACTCTTGTGGTGATATTAGGTTATAAGGGACTTTGGTATCAAAAAGGCAAGTGTCAATTAGCACTCGTGCCACTAATCCACTACAAATAAATCCGTGATCAAAATGCCCTAATAGCGGTTTAAACAGTGATATCAAAGCCATTCTTATCGAGTCACGAGATATCCCAACTAAACCAAGAATCGCAGGCAGTGTTTTGTTGCCATAAAGAGACTGAATCAATATAGCAAAATAGTTATATTTATATCCCCTATAGGCTTTAGCAGCAAGGGATAAAACCTCTCCCGTTAGTTTAGGACTTTTTATTCTAGGCTTTCTAAAAAATACTTGTACATTCGGGTCGTTAAAGTATTTAGAAATTGTATCCTTTTTTACTCCTTCTTTTGCGGCTGCTTCTATTAATTCATTTTCTCCTGTCACAATAAAACAGTGGGAAACCTTAATGTCTGACATTCTAATCCAATCGGTAAAATAAGCAATCCCAATAGAAGTTAAATCAGATTTATTGTAAGTAAATCCGATATAACCTACGTCATAGTTTTCTTTAAATCTTGGCTGAATAGAGTTAATTTTCATGGCAGTATTTAGCCTGTTTGATAGTAATTTTATAATCTTTTTGATGGGAAACAAAACGGGAAAAATGATGGTCAAAAGAAATAGCATATGGCAATCCTGTGAAGATGCCAATAAGAATCAGGTTAATTGTCAGTAATTCCCATGCAATATTTGCCATCACAAGTCCCAAGAAAAAGCCTTGATTCCATACTAACTAACTTCTGCAAACATTGCGCCGTCTCTTTGAGCCTCTATTTTTGCTCTAATCAAATCATCGTAAAAAGCAATAGTTACCCCTACTCCTCTTGTGTCAATAGTTGCTAGGGTTTTTTCTACTATGTAATAAGGTTTTTTAGTGTAAATGTAAAGCCGTGGATTATCTGCATCTTTAGCGTAGGCTATCGCGTCGATAGTGTCTTGCCTAAGTTCTCTAATATCGTTAGCATCCACAGCCCTAAAATGCTCTGCTCCTGCTTGTATTAGCTCTAATTCATGTTTATCCATTAGCTTATTCCTGGGTACTTATTAGACCAATTTAGATTATCCCATTTGCCGCTATTTTTAAGTTCCATTAATTGAGAAACTGCAATATTTTTGTTATACTTCTCTTCTAGCTCTTGCCTTCTAGATTGAAATTGAAGCCTTTTTAGAACTAGCTGAATAGTCACAAAGTCTAGTGTACTATAAATTTGTAATGCTGACTGAACATCAAAGATTGATATTAAGTCCGCTATCAAGTCTCCTTCACTATCCCCACACGATGGCAATATAAACCCTTCGGATGTATCTGGGACTATGGATGGCTCAACGTCCATGTTCTCGATAATCTTTAAAATCTCAAGAGTTGAGTCTTTATCCAAGCTACTAATATCCTTTTCATTTAGCCCCCATTCACCTAGATAAATTGCTATAGTTTCTGCTTGTCCTTTAGCGTTGTTGACAGCTAAAAAGTCTATAGGGCTTTTCCCTAGGGGAATAGATAAAGAATCTAGCCAACCTGATATCAGCAGGCAAATCATTTTAGTCTCTCGCCTCTTGAATGCGGAAACGGGGCGCAAAACGATAACCTTGCCATTGGGTAATTGATAGGGAAAAACTTTCACTAATCTTTTCGCCAAGATAATTTAGTTGAAATTATTCCCTGAAAGCCATTATCTTGATTAGTGTTCAGAGATATAGTGACCATATTTAGATCGCATCCTATAAATGCTGCTTTAAGTGCTTTTTGTCGATATGTTCCAGTTAGCCCATTAGCTCTTAGGTCGTTTAATCTTTGGGCTAACCATGACTGCCAATCAGCTAAAACCAAAAAATTAGAAATTGATTCCTCTGTAAAGCTGACTATTAATCTAATCGAGAAGCTTATGTCTAGGCTTGTCTGAGGATCTAACATTCCAGTCGGATCTAAGTCAATTGAGTTAAGAAAAACTGCTCCCTGTGGAGATTGATTTGGCGTGTGAATATCCGAAAAGTAAGAAAATTTAATGGGTTTAGATGCTTCCGATAGTCCCACAGCTTTTGATTCAAGGTATAATATTAATGCTTGCCATAGGGCTGAGTTATAGGAATAATCCATGCTTTCTAAGTCTAGAGTTCAAGATTTTTTAAATACTGCTTATAGCAATATACCTAATAAATTTAAACTTTGGGTAATAGTTGATGGCGTTCCTAGAAAAGTTTTAAATTCTGATGGCTCTGAACCGTTTTTAAGAACAATAAACGTAAATACTAATAAAGAATTAGCTTTATTAGATGGCTATAGCTTTGATGCTACTATTTACCGCGCCACGGTAATAGGGGCGATTACTTCAGGCACTCCCCATCTGGTTTCTGGGCTTCCTAGCAGGATCAGGACATTTAGCGGGGAAATTAATTCAGGACTTCCGACTGCTAATGATTCTTGGTTCATGACCGAAGACAGCGGAGCTATTAGTTCGGCTCGATTTATTGCCCTAAAGCACCTAAAAAGAGAATTAAAATTAGATAGTTTTGATTCAATTTATTTAATCAGAGAACCTGGCTATGTAGTCGTTGAACAACTGTCGTCTACTAGGGTCACTCAGAATGGAAACCGTAGGGTAACTAGAAATGGTAATATTAGGGTAAGTGTGGCTTGAGGAGCCGAACAAATGGCAGACGTAAGAATTATTGACTTAGACCTTGGATCGGTGAATGAAATGGTCTGACTCCTCAATCAATCGGAATTGCTGCGGGTGTAACGATTGCAGAGTTGGGATATCTAGATGGGGTTACATCATTAATTCAAGCGCAAATTGACGCTAAAGCTCCTGCCAATAATCCTACTTTTACTGGTACAGTTTCAGGGATTACCAAGGGAATGGTAGGGCTAAACCTAGTAGATAATACAAGTGATGCTGATAAGCCTATTTCGACACTTCAACAAACAGCTTTAGATGGAAAGGCATCAACATCTGTCACTATTAATACGGCTTCAGGATTGACTGGCGGAGGTTCTCTCGCCTTAAATAGAACTATATCTTTAGACGTTCCAAGCCTTGCAAATAAAGCTACCCCATCAAGTTCTGATCAGGTTTTAATCTATGATCCTGTTAGTTCAAGCCACAAAAAGACTACCGTATCTGGGATAACTTCTGGGCTTTCTGGCGGCGGGGGCGGTGTAACCGCTCATGGTGCTTTAACAGGATTAAATGCCGATGATCATCCTCAATACTCTCTTGCTGACGGCACTAGATGGACTGTTACCCCAACTGCTAACAAGGTAGTTATTTCCACCGCGTCAGGAGTGCTTGCCTCTTCTAGTATTTCAACAACTGAATTGGGTTACTTAAGCGGTGTCACGTCATTAATTCAAGGACAATTAAATAATAAAACCGATTCGGGGCATACTCATTCAATTGCGAATATTGCCAATCTTCAAACCGATTTAAACGCTAGAGTTTTAACCTCTAGAGTTATCGCTACGGCTTCGGGATTAACAGGAGGAGGTGACTTATCGGCAGATAGAACAATAGGGTTAAACATTCCTGGGTTAGCCACAAAAACAACCCCGTCTATTTTGGATGAGGTTTTGATTTATGATGTTTCAACTTCAACCCACCGACGGACTACCGTATCAGGAATAACGAGCTATTCTGGCGGCGGGGGCGGTGTAACTGCTCACAGCGCATTAACAGGATTAAGTAATGATGATCACCCTCAATATTCCCTTGCTAATGGTACTAGATGGACTGTTACCCCAACTGCTAACAGGGTAGTTATTTCAACCGCATCAGGAGTGTTATCCTCTTCTAGCATCTCAACATCTGAATTAGGTTATTTAAGCGGTGTCACGTCACTAATTCAAGCACAAATAAATAATAAAACCGATTCAGGACATACTCATACAATTGCCGATATTAACAACCTTCAAGCCGATTTAAACACTAGGGCTGTAACCTCTAGGGTTATTGCTACGGCTTCGGGACTGACTGGCGGTGGAGATTTATCAGACAATAGAACAATAGCCCTAAATATTTCTGCACTTCAATCTAAAACTACCCCATCTATTTTGGATGAGGTTTTGATTTATGACGTTTCGACTTCAACTCATCGACGGACTACCGTATCAGGAATAACGGGCTATTCTGGCGGCGGTGGTGGGGTAACTGACCATAATGCGTTAACAGGACTAACTGGAGATGATCACCCTCAATATTCCCTTGCTGACGGCACTAGATGGGCTGCCGATCAAACAGCTAATAGAGTAGTTATTTCCACCGCGTCGGGAGTGCTTGCCTCTTCTAGCATTTCAACAACTGAGTTAGGTTACTTAAGTGGTGTTACGTCATTAATTCAAGGACAAATAGACCTAAAAGCTCCTATCAATAATCCTGTCTTTACAGGTACGGTATCTGGTATTACCAAGGCAATGGTAGGACTGTCCAATGTAGATAATACGAGTGATATAAATAAGCCCATTTCAACTCTTCAACAAACAGCTTTAGACCTAAAAGCTCCTATCAATAATCCTATCTTTACAGGTACGGTATCTGGTATTACCAAGGCAATGGTAGGACTGTCCAATGTAGATAATACGAGTGATATAAATAAGCCCATTTCAACTCTTCAACAGGCAGGTTTGGATCTAAAAGTTTCTAACTCTAGAGTTATTGCTACGGCTTCAGGACTGACAGGCGGGGGAGATTTATCGGCTGATAGGACTATCGCTCTAAATATCTCAGGGCTTCAAGCTAAAACAAATCCCTCTATTTTAGATGAGGTTTTAATTTATGACGTTTCGACTTCAACTCATCGACGGACTACCGTATCGGGAATAACGGGCTATTCTGGCGGCGGAGGCGGGGTAACTGCTCATAACGCACTAACAGGACTAAATGCCGATGACCACCCTCAATATTCCCTTGCCAATGGTACTAGATGGGCTGCCGATCAAACAGCTAATAGAGTAGCGATTTCCACCGCGTCAGGACACTTATCAGCATCTTCTATAACAACAACTGAATTAAGTTACTTAAGTGGTGTTACGTCACTAATTCAAGGACAAATTGACAACAAAACGGCATCTGGACATACCCATTCGATTGCTGATATTAACAACCTTCAAACCAATTTAGATTCTAGGGTTTTAAGCTCTAGAGTTATTGCTACGGCTTCAGGATTAACAGGAGGAGGTGACTTATCAGCAGACAGAACAATAGGATTAAATATCCAAGCACTACAATCTAAAACAGTTCCTGCCAATGTAGATCAGGTTTTAATCTACGGAATATCAGAATCAGCCCATCGGGTCACAACCGTATCCGGACTAACTTCGGGACTACAGCCATTGTTAGTTAGTGAAGTAACCATAAAAACGATTAACAATCAATCTGTACTCGGCTCTGGAAATCTAACAATTACTGGCGGTGGTGGCGGTTCCCCAACAATAACAACTTTGACCGACGCTGCTACTGTCACCCCTAACGTAGATACAACTACAATAGGAATATTAAATTCTTTGTCGCAAAATGCGACAATAGCTAACCCTACGGGTACTCCTGTAAATTATCAGGAATTAGTATTAAGAATTACTTCGGCTTCTATAAGGCGAATAGTTTGGGGTTCTGCTTACGCTGGATTATTACCTAACACAACTTCTGGGGGAGGCATTGAAGATTATTTCTATTTTAGATTTAATTCCCTAGACAATAAATTTGATTTAGTGTCTAGTAATCAACCCTCCGACGAAGTTGAACTATCTTATCTAGTTTCTACTTTAATTCTTACAGGTAATTTATGATTGAAATTCCCACAGGAACCGAACTAAAATACGTCAATTTGACATTAAACAATGTCTCATTGCAGAATAGATTCTCGGCGGCTATTACAATAGTTGCCACCGCTATCTTGCAAGATAGCAATAGCTCATCTCAGCTAATAAAACTGGCTAAAAACGTTGCTAATGATTCTAGTGCAATGCAAATTTTAGTACAGCAATCAATTAAATTTGCTATTTCGGAGGGATTAATTATTACCTCTTCTGCTACCAGACTCCTCGATTTTGGGAATTGTTCAGGGACTAGCAGCCAACTCTTCATTACTCACAATTTTAGGATACGAAAATTAATTATGGCACTTAACCCAGATACACAGAGTCCAAAGTACGCTATCAATCAAAATACTTTTAAAGGACTTTTAACAGGCACAACAATCGGAGCCTTGAACTCTGATACTAACGGAGTTATTGTTTCTCCTGCTACTACTTTTGGGGGTAGAGTTGTTTCCTTAGTTGGCATGACAAACGATACTGTAACAGTCAACGTTTTTCTTTACGGATTTACAGCTAGTGGGCATGTACAGGGGTCAAACTTTGTTCGTCCTATCGGACTCGTTAATATTCCCCTGTCTGCTGGTAATACTTTCGCTGCTAGGGTTAACACTGATTTGTTAGCTTTTGCTAATTTACCTGGATTACAAGTTGATGCAGTCGGAAGAAAACCTTACATTTTGTTGGGAAGGAATGAAGATTTGAAAGCGTCAACGTTGGCAAATTTAACCGCCAGTACAATATGCGTCCTTAGTGGTGAAAGATTTGATTACCTAGGATAAAAACCATGTCTCACACTGGGAATGCTAACGGGAATTTTGGGGTAGAAGGATTAAGGCAGACTAGAGTTTTGACTCCCGTAATGGCAGCGCAAAACCTTAGAAAAGTGCTGCATTGCTGGTACAATGCAGACTTTCTAAATGTGGATGCTAACGGGCTGGTTTCTGGCGCCTCGGACTTGACTGGAAAAGGAAACGACGGGATACAAGCAACCGAGAGCAGGAGATTAACGCATTTCCCTAGCGATTTGCAGTTTAAAGGCAAGCCTTCCTTTGGAAGCCTTACCACTACTGGCAGCCGACGTTTGGAGGTAAGCGGTGGCAGCATTTCCCTGTCAACAGAAGCAAGAATAATCCTTTCTTGTTTCTATTCTGATGGCTTGGCGTCTGGTTTTAGTAGTGTAAACGGATTGGTCCATGGGGGAAGTACAACTTCCGATCCTCGTGTCTTTGGGAATGGAGGTTCATGGGGATCGCTATTATTAACTGGGTCGTACAGCAAAAATGGGGGGGCGTACTTTACCCAGGCAACATCCCCGTTGCCACTTCCTGCCTCTACTCTAGCTCTACGTCCAGGGACAAACACCGCCAATCTTCCTTGGAGCTTTGGCGCCGAACTTTCTTCCATTAACAGGACTTGGGTCGGCGGATTCCGAAATATAATAATCACTAATTCCTCAATTACTAATCTAGATATTTCGCTGATTGAAGGTGTAATAGCTTGGGATGGTGATCATCAAAATCGGCTTGCCGCCAATCATCCTTATCGTTTTATTCCCCCATTAGTTAGAGATTAAAACCATGCCCATTGATTCTAAGCATCCGCAATACGAACAATTTGAATCGCTCTTAAGGTTTCTAACTGCTTCCTATGAAGGAAAACAGGCATGGTA